TAATAACTGTTTTTCAGACATATCGTTTGATATCATTTTAGATGACGGTTTGCACACGTCAGAAGGACAAAGAAAAACATTTAATAATTTTTTTAGCAGAGTTAAAGAAAATGGTTTGTATGTTATAGAAGATTTGGGTGGTGGTGGAGATGGAAAAAATATGTTTGTAGAATCTTATGATGAAATTATGTCTGAGATAAGTAAACATGAATATTTCTTTGGAAGTAATATTTTAATTGTGTATAAAAATTATAGTAATAAAGGAAATGTGGGTATAAGTGAATTAGTTAAATCATTGAAAAAAGAAAAACAAGATTATACTGAAGATAGTAATCTAACCATAGTCACTGGTTTGTGGAACATAGGTTATGAAGAAAGAAGTTTTGAGGAACACTATATTCCATGTTTCAAAAGATTTCTAGACATACCACAAAACCTCTTCATTTACATAGAAAAGAAATACGAACACATCGTATGGGAAAAAAGAGATCGAAGTAATACCTTCGTCAAGACTTATGAGTTGGAAGATGTCAAAAAAATGTATCAACCTTTTTGGGATCGAACCCAAAAAATAAGAACTTCTGAGGAATGGTTGAGTCAAGCTGGTTGGTTGAGGGAATCCCCCCAAGGAAAATACGAATGGTACAATCCAATAGTCATGTCTAAAATGTTTTTCCTGAACGATGTGACAATATGGAATCCGTTCGATACAGAATACTTTTTTTGGTTGGACGCTGGAATAACAAACACTGTGCGCCACGATCTTCTTGCGGAACAAAATGCCCTTGAAAATATAACAAAATATTCCAACCCATTCATATTTTTGTCCTTTTCGTATCCTTTTTCTGTTAGTGAAGTTCATGGTTTTGATTACAAAAAAATGATTGAATATTGTGGAGGATACAAAAAATATGTTTGTAGGGGAGGACTATTTGGAGGACACAAAGAGCAGATAAATGAGCTAAACGGCGCTTATTACTCCCTCTTGGACAGAACTCTTGAAGAAAATTTGATGGGAACCGAAGAGAGTCTTTTTACAATACTACAGCACAAAGAACCACACATATACAAAAGATATGAACTGGGGGTAACGGGTCATGTTGTAAAATTTGTCGAAAATTTGCAAACCGACAACATAAAATTTGAAGATGATCTGAAAACCAAAAAAAGATACACCGATAGGGATGTTTCAAAGTTAAAAACCAACTTATATGTTCTCACATTCAACTTTCCAGAACAACTGCTACACACGATAGACTGTATGAAGAAAGTTCCTGAGTGGTTGTCTCGTCCTAATCTATATCTACTAGACAATTCAACGAACGAGGAAGCAAGAGAGGAATATAGAAAAATAGCAAAAGAAAACAATTTCGAATACATAAGTATGGGTGAAAATAAGGGAATATGTGGTGGAAGACAATTCGCTGCCGAACACTTCGACGAGTCTGACGCCGACTACATGTTTTTCTTCGAGGATGACATGACTATAAATTCACCCGAGGAAGAAGGAAAATTCTGTAGAAACGGATTTAGAAAATATATACCAAATCTTTACAATATCTTGCATAGAATAATGCTCGGTAATGAATTCGACTTTTTGAAGTTGAGTTTCACTGAAGTTTTTTTCGACAACGACAAACAGTGTTCTTGGTATAATGTGCCTCAACATATAAGAACTAGAGATTGGCCCGATTATGATCAATTACCCATAAATGGTCTAGATCCGAATGTTCCTCTCATGGAATTCAAGAACATAAGGAATGTTGGTGGAGTGTCCTATATTGACGGCGAGGTGTATTATGCTAATTGGCCTATGATAGTCAGTAAAGAAGGAAACAGAAAGATGTTCATTGATACCAAATGGGCTCATCCTTATGAACAAACTTGGATGTCACACATCTACCAAAAAACCAAAGAAGGTGAAATAAGACCAGCCGTTCTATTAGCATCTCCGATATATCACAATAGAATAAAACACTATAAACCCGAAGAGAGAAGAGAAAACTAGTATAAATACAATCCGACAACGAGTTTATTATGGAGAAAAACATGCCGACAGATGTTCAGAATTCATTGATTGAAAAATCAACAACCAAACCAACAATCATCACTCCAGAAATGTTGAGTGAATCCAACCCACAACCAAAAACAGATGTTCCCCAAGGAGCAAATCCTCTTCCGAAACCAACGGGAGAAAAGAAGACGATTACTCTTTGCATGATTGTAAAGAACGAATCGAAGGTCATCGAAAGATGTCTAGCATCGGTTCTTCCAGTCATTGACCATTGGGTGATTGTTGACACCGGATCTACGGATGGAACTCAAGAGAAGATTCGAGAGTTCTTCAACAACGTAGGAATTCCCGGCGAACTTCATGAAAAACCTTGGGTTGACTTTGGAACAAATCGTTCCGACGCCATGGCACTCGCAAGAGACAAGGCCGATTATTCTCTCATGATTGATGCAGACGAAGTTCTTGTTTATGATTCAAACTTCGATCCCGATGAATTCAAGAAGAGCTTGGTCGCAGACATCTACAACGTGTTTGCATTCTATGGAAACACTAAGTATCACCGTCCACAACTCACATCGAACTCAAAGGAATTTTACTATCGTGGTGTTCTTCATGAATATGTGGATTGCAAGGACGAAATCAAGACTCGCGATTTTGCCCGTGGATTCACCAACACTCCAATTCAAGACGGAGCCCGTTCAGGAAACCCAACCAAATACGAAGATGATGCAAAGGTGTTCGAAGAAGCAATTGCATCTGGAAATGTGGAAGAAAAAGATTTCAATCGTTATCACTTCTATCTGGCACAGAGTTATAGAGATTGCCAGAATTGGGAAAAGGCAATAGAGTGGTATCAGAAGAGAGTTGATCTTGGTGGATGGCCAGAGGAAGCATTCTACTCCAAGTATCAGATTGGTAGAATCATGGAAATTCTTGAGAAACCAATCGACGACATCATCAAGGTATATTTTGATTCATATCAGATGGCTCCATATCGTGCAGAACCTCTTTGGGCAGCTGCAAGATTGTGTCGTCTTTATTCTCGATTCGACCAAGGTTATCGCTATGCAAAGGTCGCGATTTCACTTCAATACCCAGAAGGAGCTCTGTTTGTCGGTCAGAGTGTCTATGATTGGGGTATGTGGGATGAATACGCGATCTGCTCTTTCTGGACGGAAAGATATAGAGAAGCCTACATCGCTACAGGGAAACTTCTTCAAGAGAACAAGTATCCACAGGAGCAAAAGAAGAGAATAGAGGCAAACCACAAGTTTGCACTAGACGCACTAGTCAAACGTGGTGGGACCATCTGAAACCTAAAAATCTCCTAAATACTTCAAGTTTAGGAGATTTTTTCATATGGCAAAGATTACAAGAAGACAGCAACTTGTTGATTATTGTCTTCGCCGACTTGGCGCACCCGTAATTGAAATAAACGTGGATGGTAGTCAAATAGAAGACCGTCTTGACGATGCACTTCAGTTGTTCTCGGAATACCATTTTGATGGTGTTGAGAGAATATTTTTGAAGTATCAGATAACTCAGACCGACATTGACAATGGTTACATTGAAATGAAAGCTTCCAACAATGGGTTTCTGACAAAGGATAGGAATATTACGGCTACAGAAGCAGGACTTTCTGAAACAGTTCCGATGGAAGATTTGATTGCAAGTGTTCTTCGAGTTTTTCAGTTGAGAAACACATCTGTTGGAATGTTCGACATTCGTTATCAATATGCACTCAATGAACTATACACATTCGGTTCGTTTGATTTGCAAAACTATGCAATGATTCAACAACATCTTTCTCTGTTATCGGATATTCTGACACCAGAGAAGGAAATTGAATTCAGTAGAGTCACGAACAAGATAACATTTCCAATGACTCTCACTAGAGATTTCAATGCTGGTGATTATCTCATCATAGAATGTTTTCGTGTTCTCGATCCCAGAATATATCCTGAAATCTACAATGACCGTCTTCTTAAGAGATACATGACAGCCATGATAAAGAGACAATGGGGGGAGAATCTTTCAAAGTTTGAAGGAATCACACTTCCTGGTGGAGTTTCGTTCAATGGCCAGAGAATGATTGATGAAGCTCAACAGGAATTGGACAAGATAGAAGAAATCATCATCAGTGAGTTTGAACTTCCACCAAACTTCATGGTAGGATAAGATGGCTACAAACAAATATTTCACAAACTACAATTCAGCATACGAACAAAGACTTATTGAAGACCTTGTTGTTGAAACCATCAAGATTCATGGTCTAGATATGTATTATCTCCCAAGAGAACTAAACACTCAACCGAATATTTTTGGTGATGACCCCATTTCTTCATTTCGTCAACACTTTATAGTAGAAATGTTTTTGGAGACTGTGGATGGGTTCGAAGGAGATGGTGATTTCATAGGAAAATTTGGTCTTGAAATAAGAGATAGTGCTACATTTGTGGTATCCAAGAAGAGATTTCACGCAGAGACATCAATGATTAGGCCTAAAGAGGGAGATTTACTTTATTTTCCTCTGAATAACAAGTTGTTCGAGATAAAATTTGTCGAACACGAAAATCCCTTCTATCAATTGGGGAAGAACTATGTCTATTCTTTGAACGTCGAACTCTTCCAATTCAGCGAAGAAAACATAGACACACAAATAGATCAAATAGATGTAGCAGGAGATTTTGCAGAATATACCAAGACACTTTCCATCGGAAGTGTTGTGGGATCTGGTTCTTTCCAGCCAGATGAAGTTGTATTTTCGTATGAGAATGGTGCCACATCAGGCGGAACGGCGTCGGCCGATTCGACCGCCATAGTAGTGAGTTATAGTTCCGGTTCCTTGGAATTGAAGGACACACAAGGTTTTTGGAGAATATCGGATTCGGACACAAATCGTTATGTTCTAAATACAAGTGGTCTTTATGCTAAGATAAATTCCTCCTCGGACTCGGTTGATTCTGCTGGAGAAAATGACAATAATATCATTGAAGACTTGGTGAACGATTATTTGGATTTCAGTGAAATAAATCCATTTGGAGACATGGAAATCTAATGTACGAGTATTTCTATCATTCAATAACTAAAAAAGCTGTAGTCGCTTTTGGTTCACTCTTCAATGACATTCACATTGCAAGGTTCAATTCTGATGGAAGTGAGAAGGAGAGAATAAAGGTTCCTCTTTCATACATGACAAAACAAAAGTTCATAAGTAGACTGGAACAAGATCCTTCACTGAACAATCCATATTACATGGCATTGCCTAGGATGTCATTTGAATTTGCTAATCTCACATATGATGCTTCTAGAAAAAATGATAGCATACAAAAGAGTATATCGAAGGGAACGGATTCCTTCTATAGCTTCAGATACGGAAGAATACCATACAACTTGACATTCATGCTTCACATATTTGCCAAGAATACGGACGATGCATTGCAGATAATGGAACAAATTCTTCCTTGGTTCACTCCCGAATACTCTCTAAACATAAAAATGGTCAATCCAACGGACATGTCTGTGGATGTTCCTTTCATCATACAAAATGTCACATATGATGAAGATGTCGAAGACACAGACTTTGAGACGAGAAAATCGGTATCCATAACCATAGAATTTTATTCCAAATTGTTCTACTATGGCCCAACAAAAAAACTCCCTTATGGTGCTACTGGAGGAACGGGTGGAATTGGCGATGGAGTATTGATTCCCGAAGGAATGATAGGTAAAGTGATATCATCCGTGTATGGAGACACTGATACAGACTTTGTGTTGGAGACACTTGAAACAAACTTGACAGGGAATGTTTCAGCTGAAACATATAGCCCAACCGCAGACAATCAAACATATTTGGTGTATGGAAATCGAATATTTTCTTAATGAGATGACGATAAGAGTGATAAATAGCCTCAAAGCTTTGTAGCCGAAGGTCTCAAAACAATATTAACAAATTTAGCTATGAGCCAAAGAAAAAAAGTAGAAGAAAACATATCAAAAATATTGGATGTAGAGTATTCAGTCACCTCTGAATCTTCATCCACAGAAGAAACAGAAATAGTTAAATCAGAAACAAATAAAGATTCTGATACTGATTATAATCTAGTTCGTAAGAACCTTAAAAACTTAATAAAGCAGTCTGAAGCAGCTATAGAAGGTATATTAGATGTAGCTAGCGAAAGCGAGAGTCCTCGCGCGTATGAAGTGGTTTCCCAACTCATTCACTCAAGTTTGGATGCAAATGGTAAACTTTTGGATATTCACAAGAAGATGAAGGACTTGAACAAGGAAGACGAAAAATCCGGTCCCAAGTCAATCACAAACAATTCCATCTATGTTGGAAGCACAGCTGAACTTCAGAAGTTTTTAGCAGAAAGAAAGAAGAGTAAGGAGTTGGAAGACAAGAATGCCGACGAAAAACAATGACCACTACCTCGGCAACCCACTTATCAAGGCTGCAAATACTCCTGTAGAATTTACCCCCGAGCAAATTGAGGAGTATATGAAGTGTGCGAATGACCCTGTATACTTCGTAGAAAACTACATCAAAATCGTTCATGTTGACAGAGGGTTGATTCCCTTTGAGATGTATCCATTTCAAGAAAACATTGTAAGAACGATACACAGCAATCGCTTCACAATTTGCAAACTTCCTCGTCAGAGTGGCAAGTCAACCACCATGATATCGTACCTTCTTCACCATGTTCTTTTCAATCAGGATAAGAAGGTTGCGATTCTTGCTAACAAGTTGACGACTGCAAGAGAACTTCTTCAGAGATTGAAGAAATCGTATGAAAATCTTCCCAAATGGCTGCAACAGGGAATAGTGGAATGGAACAAACTATCCATTCACCTTGAGAACGGTTCAAAGGTGATTGCTTCATCCACATCGTCCTCTGCTGTTCGTGGTGATACTTACAGCATAATTCTACTTGACGAATTTGCATTCGTTCCAAACAACATTGCAGAGGATTTCTTCAATTCCGTATATCCCACCATATCTTCGGGTAAATCTACAAAAGTCGTTGTGGTAAGCACACCGAAGGGAATGAACATGTTCTACAAGATGTGGAAGAACGCGGAAAAAGACAAGAATTCCTATGTTCCCATTGAAGTTCATTGGAATGAAATTCCCGGCAGAGACCAAAAGTTCAAGGAAGAGACAATTCGCAACACCTCTGAACGTCAGTGGATGCAGGAGTTTGAATGTACTTTCTTGGGCTCAGAAGACACTCTGATTTCTTCCGCAAAACTGGCGACAATGGTGTTTGACGATCCGATCAAGAGTTCTATGGAAGGATTGGATATTTTTGAAGAACCAAAGAAGGACCGAATATACATCATGTGCATAGACACATGTAGGGCTCAGGGTGCAGATTACCACGCATTTACGGTGGTTGATGTGACGGAGATGCCTTATAGAGTTGTTGCGAAGTTTCGAAACAATGAAATGCCTGTCTTGGTTTACCCTACGTTGATACAAAAGATAGGTAAATATTACAACGAAGCACACGTTCTTGTTGAAATAAACGATGTCGGTTCTGAAGTTGCAGATATTCTATATCAGGAAATGGAGTATGAGAATGTTCTTTTGGTCTCCAACCGTGGCAAGAAAGGTCAAAAGGTGGACGGTGGATTCGGCGAGAGCGGAAAGGTCCAATACGGTGTCCGAACCAGTTATCAAATCAAGAAGTTGGGGTGTTCAATTCTCAAGGAGATGATAGAACAGGATAAACTTCTGATTCCCGATTTGGATATCATTTCCGAGTTCAGCACCTTTATTTCCAAGGGAGTATCCTACGAAGCTTCCGAAGGGTATCATGATGACTTGGTTGACACTTTGGTTCTGTTCTCTTGGTTGACGACTCAATCATATTTCCGCGAAATCATAGACATTGACACAAGAAAGAAACTCTATGAGAAGAGAATTCACGATTTGGAGCAGTCTCTGAGTCCTTTCGGGTTCATAGAGGACGGAATTGTTGACTATGAAGATCAGAGAACACAAGATGCTCTGAATCTTTCCCGTGAAGGATCAACAAGAAACAGAATTGAGAATCTTCCGAGTGAAAAAGACATGGAAGACGATCAAAGTTTCTTTTGGTCTTGATGGTCTATAAGTTAACACCAAAAACACGAAAATAATAAATAATAAGAGAAGTATAGATATACTCCGTGTATACATGAAGGAGAAAAAAATATGCCATTTCAAGTAAGTCCAGGTGTAAATGTAAGTGAAATTGATCTTACAACCATAGTCCCCGCTGTTGCTACAGCTTTGGGTGGAATTTCCTTTCCAACCGAATGGGGACCAGCAAATGAAGCAACTTTAATAGACACTCCAAAGACCTTTAGAGAGATTTTTGGTGATGTCAAGAACTGGAACGCAGCAAACTACTTTACCGCTCTGAACTTCCTTTCCTATAGTAGAGGATTGTTGATGGTTCGAGCAATGGGTGATGCAGATTATGGAACTTCCAATGCAAATCATAAAGGCAAGACAGGAGCTGCAGATGGTTATGCACCAAATGATGCTGTTGATTTGACTGAAAAAACTGGTGGATTTTATGCAAAATACGCTGGGGAAAAGGGAGATTCATTGGCAGTGGAAATTGCCGTGAACGGAGTAACAGCAGCTTGGAATTACTGGCCTAATTTCCGAAGAAGTCCCTCTTCCACAGACAATCTCATCGCACTCAATGGTGGAGCAACTACATATGATCAAGTTCATGTTGCTGTCATCGACGAAGACGGATTGTTCACTGGAACAAAGAACGAAGTTTTGGAAATATTTGAAGGTGTTTCTCTTCACCCCAAGGCTAGAAGATTGAATGGAGAATCACTCTTTATCAAGAACGTAATCAACAATACTTCCAAGTATATCAAAGTTGCTGGCTATGTTGACAGATATGATTTGGATGACTCAACATTTAATTTTAATAATGCTTCCGTTCTAAACGTATCTGGCGTTGATAACACCAATTGGGAAGAAACATATGCATTCACCATTGGAACCACAGGAGTAACCAAGAAGTTCTCTCTGTTTGGTGGTAGTGGACAGAATTACACTGGTAGTAGAACTGGTTTACCAGGTATAGGTTACGATGTTCTTTCCGATTCAGAGAAGATTGATGTCAATCTACTCATGGCAGGTGATCTCACTGGATCAACTGATATTCAAAATATCAAAAACATTGCCGAAGATAGAAAGGATTGTGTGGCTTTCTTCTCATGTCCAATCGGAAGAAATGGAAATGGTTTAACCGATTCCGATTCGAAGAAAGCACAAGATTGTATAGATTTCAAGAATAGCTTGGGTTCAAGTTCATATTGTGTGATTGACTCTGGTTATAGAAAACAATTTGATCCATACAACCAAATCTATCGTTGGGTTCCACTCAACGGAGATACCGCTGGTCTTTGTGCAAAGACAGAGGCCAACTTGGATGCATGGTGGTCGCCCGCTGGATACAACAGAGGAATTTTGAATGGTGCAGGTTCTCTTGCATTCAATCCAAACAAGACATATAGAGACAGATTGTATCCCAAGGGAATCAATCCAATCATCTTTGACAAGGAACAAGGAACATTGTTGTTCGGTGATAGAACTGCTCTCAGCAAACCAAGTGCATTCGATAGAATCAATGTTCGTAGATTGTTCATCGTTCTAGAAAAAGCAATTGCTACTGCATCTAAATATTCACTCTTCGAGTTCAATGACAACTTCACAAGAAGTAGATTTGTTTCTCTTGTAACGCCATATTTGGAAGATGTTCGTTCCAGAAGAGGATTGATAGACTTCAAGGTTGTCTGTGATACTTCAAACAATACACCTGAAAGAATTGATAGAAACGAGTTCTGGGCTGATATCTACATCAAACCAAATCGCTCGATCAACTACATTCAGTTGAACTTCATTGCAACTAGAACAGGTGCTAACTTTACTGAAACAGGTGCATAAGAAAATAACTAAGGAGAAATAAATATGGCATTTCAAGTCAGTCCAGGTGTAAATGTAAGTGAAATTGATCTTACGACTATAGTCCCTGCTGTTGCAACAGCTTTGGGTGGAATTGCCGGTAACTTTGAATGGGGACCAGCAAAGAAGGTGGTATTGGTAGATACCCCAAAATCATTCCGTGAAACATTCGGTGAACCAAAGAATTGGAACTACACTGAATGGTTGTCAGCGGCGAACTTTCTAGGATACAGTAGAGCTCTACAAGTTGTTCGTGTTGTAGATAGTTCCGATTATGGTAGCGGAACAGCATATAACGCTTCTGTGAAATCCACTGGTATTGCTTTTGGAACCGGCGGATTCGCTGCTGAAGGACTTACCAACGATACATATCCTAGTGGAATAAATCAAACAATTTACAATGAAGATTATAGAGTTTCAAACAATGTAGGAATTATTGCAAGATATCCTGGTCAAAAGGGAAATTCCCTCAAGGTAAGTATTTTTGCTGGTAGAGGTGATACAGCTTCTGGTTCAAGTGCAGGGTTCACTGCATGGAGTAGTAGTAATAGTAATATTATCAATAATGGAACAGGTACTCTTTACTACACCAACTTTGGAACCTTTGGTGACGGACATCCAGAAAGTACTGCAAACATTCAAGCACTCGAAGCTGGTGCTACCACAAATGATCAACTTCACCTTTTGGTCATCGACGAAGACGGTTTGTTCACTGGAGCACAGGAAACTGTTCTAGAGAAATGGGAAAATCTTTCGATATTCCCCAGTGCTCGTCTTGAAAATGGTGAAAGTGTCTTTTACAAGACAGTGATCAACGATAGATCGAAATATATTTACATTGGTGGTGCAGAGGATGTTCAAGACGAAGGTGCTCATGATGATTTCGAACTTCAAACTGGAATTAGTCTGACACTTACAGGAAGTGCTTTCGGTACAAATGACGGATATATTGTTGATTGGGGTGGAAGTAATAATGACGGAACAACTTATGTTCTTTCTGGTGGAAAGAAGTATTCACTAACAGGTGGTGCTGGTCAAACCAGCGCTGGAAAATATGTTAATGCTTACCCAGCTAGTGATCCCGATGGTTACAACTTGTTTGAAGATGTGGAAAGTTATGATGTAAACCTTCTCATAGGTCACGGAATAACTAGTACTCAGGCAGCACACATCAAAAATATTTGCGAAGCAAGAAAAGATTGTATGGCATTCTTCTCGGCAGTAAACAAGGACGAGTTTGCTCTTGAAACAGATAAGGTTGCTGCTTGCGAAGCTATCAAGGCTGATGTCGGTTCTTCTTCTTACGTTGTCTTGGATTCTGGATACAAGTATCAATACGATCCCTACAACGATGTCTATCGTTGGGTTCCACTCAACGCTGATACCGCTGGTCTTGTTGCAAGAACAGAGGCCAACTTGGATGCATGGTGGTCTCCAGCTGGATTGAACAGAGGACAGGTCAGAAATGCTATCAAACTCGGTTTCAACCCTGGAAAAACATATAGAGATCAAATCTATCCTGACGGAATCAATCCAATCATCAACATTCCAGGTGAAGGAACAGTTCTGTTTGGTGATAGAACTGCTCTCACCAAACCAAGTGCATTCGATAGAATCAATGTTCGTAGATTGTTTATCGTTCTTGAGAAGGCAATTGCTACTGCATCTAAGTATTCGCTGTTCGAGTTTAACGACAACTTTACAAGAAGTAGATTTGTTTCCCTTGTCACTCCATACCTCGAAGACGTTCGTTCCAGAAGAGGATTGATAGACTTC